GCTGGAGGCGGTAGCCAGTGAAATAACTGCTAAGCTCTACCTGGGCGTACAGCTGTTTGATTCGTCCGCGGTGTTCGTGCCCAATAGTACTTTCACGGTAGCTACGGCAGAGCATATCGTAGCAGAAAATGTGTATAAATACATAGAGTCGAATTTGGCAGACACTCTGTATGTAGATACTAGGACTGCAGATATCACTGACCCCACGAACGCTCTCAGCTTGTTGAGCTGTCAGAACGCGTATTACTCGTTCCCTATGTACACCTCTAACGGTAATGCTCGGAAGTCACCTATTGATGGTATCCCTGTATCAGGTGTCTGGAGTACGACAGAGAATGAGCCTGTGCTACAGATAGACTGCTCGGACGGTACTACGTGGGAAGCCACTTATAATGATTTTGATAGTGGGTCATACAAGAGCTACAACCCAGCGGAGATAGTACAGCAAATCGATAGAGTGGGGTACGTGACAGAGAGTCAGTACACTACCATAGAGAATGTAGACCTGAATCAGCCTCAGGTATCTGTGATAAAAGAGTTGGTATTGAGGCGCATACCGTATGTGGATGCTACAGTAGGGTCCACTAATGTCCTGAAGGTGAATCTCCGTAAATACAACACTATAGCAGAAGTGGTGCGTGCTATCAACAGTAGTAGGTTCAATGAGCAAGGACAGGTACAGATATTTGATGGGAGCGTACCAGCGGACCCTACGTATGATAGGAAGTATTTCACGGCTAATGTGGTAGGAGATAATCAGACTGACCTGGATGCTCGCGGATCGTACAAGAGTTATGAGCTGGACGCGGTGTACACTCCTATCGTGAGAAGTTTCTTCGTAGAATACCCAGTTACGGGTTCTTCGCCTAAATTAGAACCGAAAGTCGATAAGCTGATAGGGTGGGAGATCACCACTGTAAACCGTACGGTAGATCAGCCTATCGTACTCAATATGGCAGCAAAGCGATATAGTCCTGGTGATACGTACGGGTTTACGATGAATGCCCCGGATGTAGCGTACCTGAACACTCTGAACAACAACCCTAGAGGGTACAGGAAAGATACCCTGGCATTCGACATATACTGCTGGGACGACTCTGGATACTATGAGGTAAAAGATAATTGGATCTATTTCAGGAGTACTAAAGTAGGGTATTCTGAGGACGGTGACACAGGGCAGCCTGACAAGTCCATAGGGTGTGGTATCCCCCTGGCTGGAGCTTTAGGATATCCAGAGCTCGCAACAGAGAGCATCGGGGAACTCGTGGATAGGATCAATCAGCATAGCGTAGTGAGAAAATGGTTCTATTGTAACCTCAATTTTACTCGGTACTCCAACAAGGGTAATCATACGGTAGACCCCGACCCTGGATTTTTTGAGTACGGGTATCTACCAAACTACAGTGCTGATGTACCTAAGTCCAGGCTCGATAGCATAATGCTCCGTAATGATTTCGTGATGACTTTGAGACCCGGTGCGGGATATCAGTTCACTACGTCTGCATATACAGTAAATGATATGGCAGAGACCTTGGACCTGTCTTGTGATTGGACCTACAACTATCTGTATGAGAAAGAATACATCTTCGATGACATTTTATATGACACTGTGTCTGAGTTAGCCGCTGCTATTAATATAGACACATCAGCTCAGCTCGGAGCATCTGTGTTTGAGGCTAACGTGGTAGGTAGTCACGGTGCTGACGCCACCACAGATATCGAAGCTGGTAGCGGTGTGGTAGCAGAGGTCGATGATAGTATACAGGCGGCTCATCTGTCGGGAGCGCTCACAGTCAGTGTGCTTACCTCTGAGTTTATCGTTCCGGTGGGTGATTGGCAGGTCAACGATGTAGTCCGACTCACTACTACTGGGACACTACCTTTCATACAGCCCCCTTTCCCTGCTCTGCCCACACCTCTGGTGTCAGGAATAGACTACTATGTGGTGAGTGTGTCAGGCACCACACTTGATCCCAGAGTAAAATTATCGGCTACCCTGGGTGGTACGGCTTTTGTTCTGTTTAATGCAGGCACCGGAGTCCACACAGTAACACGACAAAGCTACGAGCTATATGTAGTACGCACAGACTGGACAGTGGATGATGTGGTCCAACTCACCAACGTAGGCGGATCTTTACCCCCTCCACTGGCGCTGCTCACCGATTATTACGTAGTGTCTGTGACTGAGATAGGTGCCTACAAGACCATAGAGGTATCGACTACTCTGAGTGGTAGCCCTATCACGATCACCGGGGCGGGTGTAGGGATACACACAGTCCACAGGAAATATGTGAATCTATCCGTGACCGTGCTCTCTCAGCTACAGAGTGCCCTGCAGCTAAAAGTCAGGAGTCTGTCTGGCACACACTATGTTATTTCGAATCCTCGATTTGAGATACCAGCTACTCGAGATAGATTGGTTTTGACGTGCTCTATACAGTATAACGACACGTACTCCCTGGTGGGTCATGACATCAGTACTTTTACTGTATCGAGCTTGGCTACTTACATATCTGGTCTCAGGGGATATCCGGATGCGATATTCGAGCCTCTGTTTAGGTCAGAGGTGATTGATTATACGTACAATAACAGGGAAGCTACGCGGTTATTGGACGCTACAGGATCATCTATAGCGGATGACACGCTACTGTACGCCAAACTCAACGATATAGTAGCTGTGAACCTGTTGAACATGTACACTACTGCCAACGTGTCTGTGTCTACGGGTGAACTGGTAGCGCAGTCTTTTGGCACAGTCAGAGCGAGTACTCCTGTGGACAAGGATATATATGCCTGGATCGACGATATCCTCTATGGTAGTTACACGCAGGGTATGACGTCTATAGACATACTCCCTGTGAAAGTAGTGGACGTCACGTACGGGCTGCCGGACACTACTACGACGCCTAAACAGCTCACGACGGGGAATACGCCTGCGCATGTGTATTTCGGGGTACTGGGAGACATCCAGTGGATTCAGATTTCCGACCGGAATTTGCATACTCAGTTGAACTACGTGAAGGAGAGGCTTGGTAAGCCCTGGAAGAGTAGTACGGGTCAAATACTCTATGATTATTATACGCCTGAGAGATATGACATTAATAATCCGTATGCGATAGACCTCGCCAATTTTATTGGGTATATGAGGACTGTCCGGTACAATCAGATAAAGGATAGTGTAATCAACGAAGCGGTAGTTTCTAACAAGTATTTCTGGCTGTACATGAAATACCATAGGGAGATAGGATGCGATCAGAGAGCGAAAGCGTTGGCGAAAGCGATCTCGTCCAGGCAGACGGACCAGGACATGTTGGGGGAACTGAGTTAGCTCCTGCGTGGCAGGTTGTTCAGGCAGGTGAGCGTGGTGGTTTCGCGAAAGAGTTTGCGGAGCCCATGCTCGTTTTGTTGTCTAAAATAGTGAACAAAGAGATAGAGTCTGTGAGCCAGAATAAGAAAAGAGTTCGGTAATATGTCTGTGCGCATTAAATACGATGTAGATCCTGAGATCGTGAAGCCTAAGCTGGAAGACTTAGTTATCAAAAATATCACGGCAAAGGATATGGTGCCTGATCCTACTACGGCGGTGGTGGCTGCTATTCAGAGCCCTTTCTATACTACATCTCCGAGTCCTCAGGATACGGCTAATAAAGGATACGCATGGGATAGTTGGTCTTTGAGTCTGAGTTTATCTAACATGCAGTATGCCGCTAACGCCATTACTACGTTCTTGAAGCAGGTAGATAAACTCACGAGAGTAGTGGCACAGCTCCTCAAGGTTATGCAGTTGTTCAGTGGTAATGTAAAATCTATAGCTATTTTCCTGCAGTTTATTACTAAGGCACTCGCAAAAGCTCTGAAGGATCTCATTAACTCGTTTGCGTCCAGTGGCGTGTATTTGAGTATCATAGCTCCTAATTTCGATCGGAAAGCTCCGAAATATACTATTCCTGTGTATGGCGGGTACCGGGAGTTCATAAGTAGAGTAAATGCGACGTGCACGAGCAGCTCTGACCCGGATGCTCCTAAATTTGATAACCCTAAAGATAAAGTTGGTGGGGTCATATTGGCCATGTTGGGCGGTACTAATGATCCTGAGTTTTTGTCAAATCTCGTGCATAATTTCAAAGTCCTGAGTGAATTTTTTGGGTTTCAAAATCCCATGCCTTCTCCAGCCAAAAATTTCAAGGCTACCGCGGGACTATTCAGGAAGCCTGGCACATCAGATAAGGTTTTTGGGGTACAGCTCACGTGGGACGCCCCAGACAATCCTGTTACTCGGTATGGTATTTATAGGAGTACAGTTCCTACCGGTATCCCAAAGAATCCAAGTCCTGTAATAGATGGTGTAGAAGTAAATGTGATGGTGTTAGGGGAAATGATAGCGGATGCACATAACATACCAGGAAAAATTCATTATCGGTATACTGATTTTGATGTAAAAGACGGTGTGACATACTATTATAAGATATACAGTATGATAGGAGACACGTTTTTCGAAGATAACCCTCTCATAGAAGATCTTCGTAGCCCTATAGCCACGCCAATACAAGCAGTCACTCCTAGGAACTGTATACCAACATTGGAGTTGGCTAAGTATACTACCCTGGGCATAAACGGAGAGTTCCTAAATTTCATAGATCTGAAAAGTGAATGGCAGTCTCTTACTATCAGGAGGCTGCTGGGTAAGAGCCTAGATATAGTGCTTCATAAGATAGATGACCTGGCGGACAGAATAGCAGGGATGGTGAATACTGGTAGTAGCGCTACCACTGAGTTTATAGATTTTTACGCTAAAAAGGTGTCTGACATACTGGCCTTGGTGACAGAGTTCAGTGATATCATCACACGTCTGATGGCTTTCAACATGCGTGGTACGTTTATGGTCCTAAAGCTACCTGTACAAGAGGGCGGGATGGCGGGTTTTGTGGATAGGTTCAATAAAGCATCGAGTCTCGGAGACACTACGTCCGGAGTCCAGCAGTCGGAGCAGCCTAACTACACTGTGGCTAAAATTACAAAAAATGGTGGGATAGGTCAGTATACCGAAAAGGGAATCATGTTTGGGGTAATTCTGTTGTTCGGGTATCCATGTCTCTCCACGGAGAGACTCGTAGAAGTAGTACCCCCAGGAGAGGTGGAAGCGTTAAAAGCAAAAATTAAAGTCACTGAGAAAGCTGTTGCAACGTTTGTGAAGCTATTGGGACTGGAGTAGTGAATGAATTTGAGAAAAGATGCCTACCACAATCAAGATACGGTAGGTGAGGTACAGCACCTGGTAGATTTGTACTCCAGCAATAAAGCAGAGCTGTCTGCTACTCTATCTTATTTGGAGAAGAAAGTCACTAACCTGGCTCTACGTATAAAGTCTCGTCGAGAGAATTTGGTAGCATTCTTAGACGAGCGTCAGATAGATTATGCTTTGTTCCCAGCGTTTGAGAGCGTAATAAGTGATGATGTGTATCCGGATACTGGAGCTGACCAAAACATAGGATCTGTAGAGGTAGAGAAAGCCATGAGGAAGAACATACCTGATGAAATATTTACTTTGCTGAAAGAAAAGATACTAGTAAAGATACACTATGAGATAAATGACAGGATAGATGAGTTGAAAAGAATGAAATTACATAAGGCTAAGTTGGAAGGAGATATGCTGGCTATACAGCGCTTATGAGCTCCTACATAAATACCGGTGCTACACAGAGCGATTCTTTTAAGACTTTGAGCAAATTCGCGAGTGACTCGGTGTGCCTACTCAAAGGTCTGAGTGAGTTTAAGATGCTTTTTACGAATGTGCCTCAGTTATACACTCAGGACAGTTTCGCAAAAAGTCATATCAGTATACTGGATAAATATTCTTCTGTTTATGTAGGTAAGAAAAAATCGGTGAGAGATCAATCAGACAAAATACAGGATAATTATTTTACCAATGATTTTACCGTGGTGGCAAATGAGGACATAGCTAAAAAGTCAAAAGTGCTGGAAGAGATATCCAAATATTTTTCAGAAGAAGAAGAGCAGCTACCTACTCATTATGTGGACGCGTACCCTACCCGAATTGCTGTGGTAGATAAGGTATCTGGGTATATGAAAAGGGTATCCTCCATGATAGTGTCCACTATGAGTGTGCTGGATGATATGAGGGGATCTCCAGGGTCAGGTACAAAGGAAATATACGCTCTGTTCACAGATGCTAAAGCCCTGGCAGCTTTCCCTGGTAATGTGAAAAAAATAGAGCATCTCGTGATAGATGAGATAAGAGAGGTCAATAAAATAGCTCTAAATAAAGCCGTGCAGGCAGCGCAGATATTTACAGGTATCCTCAAGCAGGGTGCTGACAAAATATCTGCGACTATGGCTAGACTCCACAAAGAGCGCCTGTCGAGGACTATTCTCATAGGTTTTCCGTCTACAGCAATCGTAGCCCGAGACCAAAGTCTGGAAGATACTGTGCGCGAGAAGGTGCGCAAGAAATTCGGGGGTATACGTTTCTGTGACGAGGAGGAGATAAAGACCAGTGAGGGGTACTCTGTTTTCAGAAAACAGTCAGAGCTCATGGAGGTCAAGGATCCTGCCGGGGGTACCGTGAAAGTACCAAAATCCATCGGAGAGGCTCAAATTATAGAGAACGACCTGGGACCTATGGGATAGCACCACTGGTACCTGATGATCTATTAATACTCCCGTCTATATATGTCGTACGACTCAAAGATACAAAATAAGTGCGATCACAGGGTACTGTGGGAGCAATCTGCCCTGGGTACAGACCTAAAAACCATACCACTCACCAGACCGGTGGCCGCTGTATCCTCTGTAGCCCTGAGAATCAATAACGTAGTCGTAGAAACAAATCAGTATAGCGTGTCTACAGTCAGGGGATCCCTGTCTTTGACTCTCACTTCGTCTATACTCATGCGTTATACAGTAAAAGACTGGCAGCCGCTGGTAGAGGTCAACTATGTCACATACGCAAATAATTGCCCGAAATGCGTGGGTATAAACACCGTCGATGATATAGCGTACACAGCGTCCGGTGATTTCAAGATGGTGAGTAAAGAGTATCTGCTGCTACAGACGGTAGAGAAAGCCATAATCACCAAAGTGACTACCAACCCGTTTCATGACTGGTACGGTACCGGACTACACAGTTTAATAGGCTCAAAGATCACTGACATGTCTTTTCTCAGGACAAAGATAATAGATCAGATCTCCAATGCCATAGAGAAAGTAAAAACAGTCCAGAAACAGTATGTGTCAGCGAATAGAAAAGTAGATCCCGGAGAGCTTTTTGGACAGCTGCTGAGTTTGACTGTAGACCCTACGGAAGATCCTACTATGGTAGCAGTGTCTGTAGTATTCACGGCACAGAGCGGACAGACCCTGGAGTATTCTCAACTGATTGATCTGACTACCGCCAGAGAAAGAGTGGCCTTTTCATGATAGCATCTCCTGTCATCCTATACCCGAAAACAGATTGGACGTCCGCTGGGGAGGATAAGTATTACACGGATAGCCTCGTCCAGCTGGTCTCTGGTAGTATTTCTACGGTGTATGAAGAGAACACCTTTTTGAGCGTGCAGTATCGGTATAGGATTGATAATGCCTACGGGGTGGGTACATACTCGACTTTTTCGTATACAGGCATCACTGTAGGTAGCTCTGCCACGATAGCGACCTCTATCCCGTGGTCTTTTAACAGTGACGGTATTTTTAGCACCGTAGTGGGTGATATAGTACGGTTCGAGTTCAGGACAGTCAAACTGAGTAGCTACAACGGAGAAGTCGGTCCCATCCTGGATCAGAGTGCTGTATCCGTACTGAACGTTTTCGTGGTGGAAGAGAGTACCATACAGGCCTCCTCTAATCCTCCCACGGGCGTGAAACTGAAAAGATACACAGACCGCATAAAAGTATTGGCCCCTAGCTCTGGTATCATGTTGAACAAGAACTGCAGTTTCGCTGGGTGTAGTTTCTATGTCAGCCTGGAAGCCGGTGGTGGAGCGTCCGGGTATGTCCAGATGAATACAGCGCTGGTCACCGCTATCGACTCGTCCGAGACTGAAGAGGTGATCCTATCTGACACTGTGGTATCTGATACCACAAACAACATCCAGATCAACACAGTAAAGAACACTCAGGTCACCAACGAGTACTTCACGTACACTCTGGATAAGACTGTCATATCCCGACTGGTCCGTGATGGAAAAATACCTAACATTTTCCTGACCGACGGTAAGACTCTGAGCGAAGACGTGGTGTACTATTTCATAGTCACAGACATGGTCTTTGATAGTTCTTTCAATGAGGTAGAAGAGAGTCCATACTCGATAGAGCTCGAGGCTAAGTTCCTGCGGTACACTACCAGCTACCATGCCCTCCCGAAACGGTCTCGTAGCGATATACTTTTCGCTATATCTCGGGACATGATGGTCAACAACGAACTCGTGAATGTGGTACCGGGATCTGTCATCAGGGATATCCTGGACCCAGTGTCACTGGAGTTCGAGAAGTTTTATGTGATAGAGGATTTCATATTCTCGACACTGTCTATAGATACTCTTTTGTATTTCGATGACCCCAATGGTACGGGTACGAGTATACCTGTACTGCAGGATCAGCGTAAAAGCGCTCTCATGGTAGCACTGGGACTCTCTGACCCCATAAATCTACAGCTACTCATAGACGAGCAGTTTGATAAGTCAGCCTCTAATTTCAACATCACTCGAAAAGGGTCCAGCGCTGCGGTAGGGACTGTCCTGTTTTACTCTGAGATCGTACCCACGCAGGATATACTCATACCGGACGGTGCGGTAGTGTCCTCTATAGTGGACCCGGATACGGGCGCTCCATCTGTGAGTTTCTCAGTACAGGGTAGTGTGCTGCTGAGTGTGCGGGACATAAATCATTACTACAACTCATCCCTGAAACGATACGAGATAGAGGCTAATATACGGGCTATCACTCCCGGCAGCGCTAGTAATGTGCCTGCGGGTGTGATCACCATATCCAGGAATCTCATACCGACCATACAGGTGATCAACAATGCTCCTACACTGTTTGGTACTGACAGAGAGACCAACCTGGGTCTGGCGAATAGGATAAAGCTCGCCAAAGTGTCCTACGACTCAGGCACTGAGGGTGGTTATGAAGATACTGCCTACAATATCCCTGGAGTGCTACAGGCACGTATCGAAAAAGCAGGCGACCCCCTGATGATGCGAGATTACGATATGAGTACTGGTACGCACATCGGCGGTAAGGTAGATGTGTATGTCAAAGGGGTACAAAAAAATCAGTACATAGATCAGGTAGCTTTCAGGTATGACTATCCTACTGACACGTATGGTAACAAGGTAGGAGAGCAGTTCTCGGTGGTGAACGCGAGTGAACTGATGCTGCGTACTCCAAACCCAAAAGTCACGGACACGAGCCCTATAGTATCCGTGAGTAGAGTCAGAAACATCTCCAGGTCGGAAAACTACAGTTTAACTGGGATGCAGATAGTGAATGGTGGGAACACGGTACTACTGGAGAAAAACTATCAGAATTTGTCTGTGGGTATGGCCACGAAGGACGTGGTAGAAGTGAGTTACCTGTATAGGAGCTCCAATAGTGTGGTACTCGCTAACCAGCCTGTGATATCGATAGTGTCTGTAGTCTCGTCTCAGGGTACGATAATAGACCCGTCGAAATATCTACTCGTGAAGACGGAAGATCCGCTGCAGAACGGTAGCTCCAGTATAGCTAAGGACTCCGTGCAGTTTCTGTTTAACGAGAATGATGATATCCAGGAGTTCATCCAGGTGAATGACGAAGAGCATGTCATGCTCCTGGATACTCCAGCTCGGCTCCTGCTAAAGGGAGTAGATATCTCTACTGTGGTGGTATCTCCTACCAGTGGCATAGATTTCATAAGAGACGTGGATTACTCTCTGACTGTGGGTAGTGAGTCTGCGTACACGTATGTGAATCTCCTGGATAACAGTAAAATTAGACACGGCGACACCGTACAGGTGACTTATAAAGCCAGTGAGAATTTCAATGTTACATACGTACACAACGGGCTCGTACAGGTGGTACAGGAAGCTATCACCAAGATGAAGCATGCCTGTGCGGATACCATAGTAAAAGAAGCTGTACAGAATTTCGCTGATATCAGTTTTCAGGTGTACAAGAAAACTGGCGTGGACAGTAGCCTCCTGAAGTCCAGGATACAGACTGCAGTAGCGAATTATGTGGCTCGGCTCAAGATGGGAGACAGTTTTACACAGGGTGCTCTCATAAATGTTATACATGGGGTGACAGGCGTAAAAGAGATCCGCCTGCCGCTACTGAGGATGATGAAGAGGAATAGCTCTTTTATACCTCTGGATGATCTGGGTGCGCTGACGTTTGAGGTGTATCAGAAAACCAGTGGTAGCGGTGTGGCGTCGTATCGTACAGTACACTCCGTGCTGACGTACACTACCTCGAATGGCGGTGGAGACAGTAATCTGTTCCGGGGTGTGTACGAGGATAACATCCTGCTCACCGCTGTGACTGTCGCGGGTGATGTAGCTAAGAGTGCTGGTAGGGCGTATATCCAGGCAGACGGTAAGATTATCGTGAGTACTACGGACGGTCTACCGCCACAGACGAAATATTATAAAGCATCGTATTATACGTACTACCCTGCTGATGTGAATCCTGTGGTAGATCTGACTACCAGTACTATGGAGTACCTGGATGTGGATAGTTTGAGTATGAAAGACATAGATGTGCTCGATGAGAAAATAACGAAGAGAGGCCTGTGATCATGGCTACCAATCAGAGTGATAAAGTGACACCGGCGTCTGGTGCGTCCGGGTATGCGTTTGATAAGGTGGTTTTTCAGTCTGGAAAACCTATCCTGGACACTGAGCTGAATTTGGCTCAGGAGCAGCTGGAGCTACTCACGCAGAAATCCACTGCGCATATGCCGTCTGGATGGCTCAGCTACCGCCCGTACTATACTTCCAAAGATATCACCAATGGTTTCTATACTCAGGATCCTACAGGTGCCAAGCCCGAGATGGCACTGGTGAATGGATGGCCCGTGTATGTCACAAACACCAACACACCCCTGAAGCATGTAAATAAGATACTGTTCAATGACAATGAGCTGAGATCCGGATCTCGAGTAGATGGTGTATTCCTGGAGGTGTGGAGATCTGTGGTGACTCCACAGATCAAATCAGCGATAACAGGGGAGACCTCTAAACCACAACCGGTGATTAAGGTCAGTACGATCAATGGCGTACACATGTACAATGAAAACATCGGGTGGGCGGTGGGAGATAATGGTACTATCCTGAAAACTTCTGATGGTGGTAATAACTGGATCACAGTAGATACCCCCATAAACATGAATTTCAAGAAAGTTAAGTTCTACGGTCTGGAGATAGGATACGCTATCTCTGATAAGGGTCAGATCGTAAAGAGTTTAGACGGAGGAGCGTCGTGGTTCACGTTGAGTACTCCGGTCAATGACGACCTCAACGACCTGTACCTGATAGATGCACAGAGGGTGTGTATCGTAGGTAACAATGGCACCATACTGCTGTCGATCGATGGCACACATTTTAATACGGTGTCCCAGTCGTCCAGCAATACCAGTAATCTCTACGGTGTGACATTTTTTGATACGTCTGTGGGATGGGCAGTAGGAGCGTCTGGCACTTTGCTGATGACTAAAGATGGTGGTAACATCTGGCAGCGGTACAGTGTCACAGACAACGCCACGAGTACTCAGGTCACGCAGTCTCTGTACTCTGTAGCTTTCTATAACCTCAATGACGGAGTGATCTCGGGATCTGATGGGCTCATACTCAGGACGTCTGATAGTGGGTTCACGTGGTCCAATATGTCGGACCGTATCTGGAGTGATGGGGCCTACAAGACCATACAGGATATATACCCTGGTAGTACTATCAATTTCAATCGCATTTTCATACGGGAAGAGTTTGCGATACGCCTGGTAATCGGGGTGTATTCGTATGCTCCGAAGGTTTATTTCAAGAATTTGATGTACAAGATATCTCCCGCGAACTACCCGAACTCTCTGGTCCTGGAGTTTACGGGCACACAGGATAACATCAATTACATAAAAGTTCTGGATCTCGATGCATACGCTACGGCAGAGGATCTGAGTACAGCAATAAACAATCAGATCAGTGCTTACCGGTCGGATGATGCTTATTTGCCTGATGCGCAGAGACAAAAGATACGTGTTTTTGAGTCCTCGATAGATTACGAGCCCTCTAACGTAGGGAAGCCGTCTGATTTCAGACCGTCTTCTGGTAGCTTCTCCAGTATGAGTCCTGCGCAGTTGTCTTTTTCTGTAGAGGATAAAGCCTGGATAGCGGGTGACTCGGGGGTGGCCCTGATCAGCAACAACAGCGGGTCTAAATGGGAAGTGTTGGATATCGGTACCGGTTATGATATGTACGACATTTTCTTTGTGTCTGATACTAAAGGGTGGTTTACGGGAGCTGAAGGTACTGTGGTACAGTATAACGCATCCGTGATACCACCAGCTGAGACACAGAGTACTGATCTCGTCACGAAGGTCCAGGGTAGAATATTCCCTGAGGGTAATGTGTTGTCCAATGCTGAAGAGTATTTGACGGACAACATCATAGACCCCCAGGTAGGAGTAGAGACTACCAGGCGGGTACAGATACAGTACCGTATCCGAATTGCAGAGGGTGTAGATCCGTTCCAGCATCCAGAGTCTGGACTAGGCCATGAGTATGTCTACAGCCAGGGATTCAACGCGAACACCAGCGAGGCTGGTAACTACATTTTCGAGAACATGGGTCCTGAGAATGGTGACTATGGCCTATGGCGTGCTCGGTGTAGGGGTACCTATGATGGGTACAGCTGGGCGATCCCTATGTTTTTTGTGTCCAAAAGAAACTCCGGTGCATTCAACGTAGACAGCAATATAAACGGGTCTACCTATTTTGACTTGAATGCGATACGTCCTGATGGGCTGACCTATGAGCAGATCGTGGATGATGATGTCACTGACATACGTCGTCAGATAGTGGTCCAGTCCTACAGCGCACTGCTGCAGAAGAATCTTGAGAAGTTGCTATCTAACAACCTCAAGACCAGTGTCAGTGACAAGGATCAAAGAGGGCTCCAGTACGGTACTTCTATTCTGATGTCAGATCAGTATACCGGTACGAATGATATCCCTAACCTGGTACGTGGTGGAGTATCGTCATCCGCGGTGCTGGTAGAGGATATAAAACTACTGGACCCCAATATTTTGATTACCACGGCAGAGCTGACTTTCGGTCCTCGGGACGACGGCCTCTACCACAATGACCCGTCATATTACAGTGCATACGTGAAAAGAGGCACTGTAGTGACCAAGGAGCCTGTGCCGGGGACTTTTGAGGGTTTCGGTACAGATACTGTGGTGTTCCATATAGCAGATAATTATACGCCATCTGGTGGTACACTAACTGGCGTACAATATCAGATCACAGCCACACTCATTGATTACTCGCGTGTAGGGTTGTCCAGGGTCCCTAAGACTCCTATCTCTGTGAAGTACCAATCGAATCCTGTGAATGTCGGTGAGACATACTATTTCAACGGTATCAATTCCCGGAGTGATAGTAAGATCCTGGAGACACTCACGGAGAATGTGCCTGGGTATGTAGACTATACCAGGCTGTACTCTGCTAAAGTCGTATTAGATAACGATCAGGATAAGTTCTTGTATGAGTTACTGGGTCATACTCCTATGGTAGATCCTGATGCTCAGAAGAGCCTCAGAAAGTATGAGGGTCAGCAGTTTAGAGGGTCTCTGGTAGAGTATCACTATTTCACGCAGACTACCACGGCTACCAGTATCCTGAGGATCCCTAAGAATCTCAATGGGTATGCCATATACGGTGTACGATCGGTGCGTAACGTAAATGGCGCGTCCTATAAAATATCTGTAGATTTTGCTGGCGACATGTCTTTGCGTGATCGTGAGGTGGTAGACGCGAGTTTGGTGAAAGATAATGTAGTGGTGTATTTGGATGAGGCGTTCACGATACCTGCGAATGCTGTTTTGGAGGTCATACTGGAGGCGTGTGTACCGAGTAGTGCGCTCGGTATGACTCCCAGTGTAGACACAGGTATCACGGTACAGAGTAAGGGTGAGAATCAGGAAGCGCTTAGGACATCGTTCACGGCTAATTTCAGCCCTGCGTCGAAAGCTGTATCTGGGATGTATATCGGTATCCTGTACCCTATCAGTCTCACTACACTCACTACTACGATTACAGTGGACTTATCGAGTCTACCAGCGGGCAGTACTCTGTTGAATGGCACGGTACTGGGCCTCATATCGTGTGAGACTAAAGAGATAGTACAGCAGCCGTATCTGTGGTATCAGGCGTCATCATTACCGGTCCAAAACGACTACTTCACTATGGCACCTATAGCTGCGGTGACGGGTCTTGGCACGTCTACTGTGACTATCTCGGTGGATCCTAGAAAGCCTCTGAATGGTGGTAAAATACAGATACCTCTCCTGGTGAAGCTGGCGAATTTACCTGGTACTGTAGCTAACTCGGTAGCTACTGTGTTCTACAAATACATCCCGTACCAGACTGTGGGTAACCTGCCAGAAGAGTTGATTCTGGAAGTAGTGAATATGTCTGAGCAGGTGTTTATAACGAACCTAGGTACAGGAGCTAGCGAGATAGTGCGTGGGGAGCCTTATGAGGTACCTGCAGAGCACATAGCTGTCAACGATGATTCTGTGAAGAATGATAATATGTTTTCTAATGTGGATGACATGGAGTTTAGCAATTTCACGATTCCTACAGGTTTCGTGCGGATGCCTGGTATACTTTCACAGTACATTGGCGAGGACATCGTACTATCCAGACCGAACAACGTAGGGGATAAGGTAGGCAGGACGTATTACTCGAGTTGCTCTGTGGACGTCATAGCTCAGGCAGAGAATATGGTTACGAGTACTCCTAGAAAAGTTTTTGTTCCTATGATAGCCCGGGTACGGTCGGACGTGCTGTATCCTGTGATGCGTGGTGAGTTGGTGCTCGTGATATTCAGCAAGGTGTACAAAGCACGCCTGGAGAACAAGACAGGATTATACGAGGATTTGGATGCTGAGTACAAGCCTGGGTATATCGAGCAGACAGAACCTTCGATCGCTATATACAGACTGACGAATAAACCGCTCCTCAGAAAGTAACATGGACAACTCGAATATCATACATGAGATCAGAAACGCAGACGGCACTGTAGATTACAGTGTCAGTCTGGGTTCTGTGCTCTACAATGATCGGATACTGGATCTCAGTAATCTGATCATACCTATACGCGGGCAGACTTTTTTCACTCTACCTGAGGATAAGGGCAAATATGCCGCCATCAACGTGTACTACCGTGTGGAAGATGGCGAGTTCATTTTTGACCTGGTCAAGAAGTCAGCCGCGTTTGTTCAGAGTGTCACGTCTGATGCTATCTCTAATTGTTTGCCTATAGCTCAATTTCTCATTCAGGAGTCCTACGGTAGTTTCAATGTTCTGGTGATCAACCAGTACTCCAAAATGGCTACCTTCTCTATCACCAGTAGTTTTGAGCAGGGTGATAGAGGGCTCCAGGGACGCGTAGGAGCTACAGGACTCGACGGGTACGTCGGTAGTGTAGGTGAGACGGGCATCGAGGGCCTGATAGGTTATACGGGCCCACAGGGGATCACGGGTGTGGGGTCCGCAGGAGAGATAGGGCCACAGGGTGCTACTGGGGTGTATCCGTCTACAGATCTTCTTTTTTATGGCAAATTCAAATCGGATAATCTCAGCCTCCTGGATTACGCGGTATATGAGCGGGATTTGGAGTGGGGAGCTACGGGGGCGGGGTACACTGGTGTGGGGTATACGGGTATAGGGTTAGGGGACACTGGGTTATTTTTCATGCCTCAGGAGCAGTCTTCTTTCGTGGTGGTAGACGGTATTGTAGACAACAGCCACTCGATCGTATACAGAGGTGGGCGATCGGGGTATACTAACGATAAATTTTTAGGGTTCACTGGATCTATTCAGGCGTGGGTGCGTTTGGATGTGCCTCCTATAGCAGATTTCTCGTATACAGTGGATCCATCAAAGCCTACGCGGGTGACTTTCACGGATACGTCTGTGATGTATCCCACGAGCTGGTCGTGGTCTCTGGGTGGAGTTATTACTCCTGCGAAGAATATCACGTATACGTTCCCTACGTCAGGTACATATTTAGTGATACTCACAGTGACTAATGCGGCGGGCTCATCCGAGCGTGCTAAATCAATTACTCTTTAGGATGATATATGGCTGTAGCAGCCGATTTCGCTGTATCTAATAGGGCCGCGGACAGGTTCAACACTGTCGTGTTCACGGACGCCTCTACGGGCGTTATTACGGGTAGGAAATGGATTTTAGGGGATGGTACTGTGCTTGATGGTAATGATACTACCGTGAAGCACACGTACACGGTGCCTGGTAGGTATACAGTGACACTCGTAGTACAGGATAGTGTGGATCAGGATAGTGAGACGAAGACAGACTACATCATAGTGAATGATGTAGCACCTACGCCCGATTTTGTTATCATGCAGACGTTTGAGGTTTCGTCGGGGGCCTATTGGCGTTTTTACATAGATGCACAGTTGCATTTGGTTTATGAGACCCCACAGTATGTGTATAGATCTTCTGATAGGGTCATCAACATAAAGCAGTGGGCTATGGTGCAGTTTGATCCTGTGTCTGAGAATATGAGTGTTGGTACATATCTTGGAAACTACAAAGTGATCCCTTGTAACAAGACGACCAATGTGGCTCCTACAGTACCTGTGAGTACTAAAACAGAGGTAGCGGTACAGAGTACTATAAAGATAGATGAGTTGATGGTGTGGTCGACGGCTAAAAATTTGCGAGACTATCACATTAGTACCCGTGGTAAAGCTGGGTATTTGGATATGAGATAATATTATGGTTTCTGCAAACATTGAGCTATACAAGCAGGGTGAGACTGGGCAGGGTGGTGTGTCTGGTGTGTTCCTTTACATCACTCCTATCACGGTGCAGTTTAGGGTCGAGGTAGTGAGTGGGGATCCTACGGCGTTCCTTTGGGATTTCGGGGATGGTACTACGAGCGCTCTGCGGGAGCCGGTACATACATACACGTCACATGGGATACATAGGGTCGTTCTTACGGTATATGATTTTTCTGGGTCATATGTGTCACCTTTTTTTGTTGTGAAACTGGGGAAGCTGGATTTCTTGGCTGATCCTGTACGCGGTCCTGGTACTCTTTTGGTAAATTTTTCGGATCAGAGTATAGCTCCATCTGGGTGTCATTTTACTGGTGCGGTGTGGGATTTTGGGGATGGGTATACGGGTATGGTAGCAAACCCTACGCATACGTATACTACTGTGGGTAAATATAGTGTGTCAGTGTCTGCTTTCATATCGGACGTGTGAGCTCTCATTATCCTCCACAGTATGATTTGTTTTTGGAGTAGTGTGATATTGTGAATATTATACAAGTGGTGGTGTAATTTGGGGCTTCACCTATAGTAATGTAATTTTGGTAGTACTAAAGCAATATTACGTTTTCGGTGAGGTGGTGCTGGCCAATAAAAAGTTAAGGCTGAATAATATGAATCGCTTAGAAACTAAGCTAACCCTTGAAACTGACGATGCCCGTCCAGTCAGTTTCCCTAGTTTGGTTGTAAAGCCAACTGGTCAGCGGTTTGTCTTTTATACAAAACAGTTTACAACAGGCAGAACAAGCAACTCCAGAGTTACTTTTACTCTTCCTTTCGCAATTAATGTTGAAGCAGGAAGTGGCACATTAAATAGTATTCCAGTATCTTGGGGCACGGTCACTCTAACCGCCCCTCCAGACTCTTTTAATATAGTTTATTCTGACTCTATGGGTGTTCATCTTACTGATACTTGGGATATGACGCTTATTGCTGCATCGATCGTTTTAGCTTTTGTATATGTTGGCAATTCCGAGATCACCAGGATAGAGGAAACTGAGAAGACAGGTTTATACATCTTCACCCAAAAGCAAGAATTGGTTGGATCTGTGTGGCAATGGTCCGGTATGGAGATTTTACTAAATACCGGAGAGCAATCTCAAGCTTTTTATGATTCATCTAGCGATTTGATTTATCTACATTATAGGAAAGATAGCTCAGTATATCTTAGGATTCTGAACCCACTTGATGAATTATCCTGGAGATACTTACCTAATTCCTATATTCAGGATCCCAATACAGTCCACTTAAACCGTGATCCCCAGGCAACAATTCTTTTTAGGCTAGGTTTAGGTAGTTCAGCCTCCCTTGGTGTTGATAATGTTGAATTATTTCCACTCAGTGTAACTGGACTGAGTTTTCAGCTAGTGGGTATGGTATACGAGCCTTTTATCTTCATTCCATACCTATTAGGCAACAACTTATCCTATCTTAAATACCCGTATACTATTGAAATAGGTAGCCTTGTAGGATTGACCTTTGTCACCGAGGATTCTATTGCATTTAATTCGAATGATTCATATGATCGTTGGCATCAATGGTCAGGATCCCTTGGTACTAAGTTTATTCGAGTCCGCTGTTTTACCCAATTGATAGGTGGGGAGTATTTTACCCCAATCTCTGGTTACAAACAAGTTCTGATCTATGACCCTTTTGAATATCAATATACTGTAGGTGATATCGAGAATGTGCAAATTATTACAGAGCCTGTGGCGTTTCGGATCTCTGGGAGTAATGCCGGACAAATTATTAAGACTTTCGAATATGAGGAGACACGAGACTTTGAACAAGATAATGTACCGTTTTATGTTGGCATGGGGGCTATAGGCCAAATAACCAAAACTTTTGAATACGAAGAATCCAGAGATTTTGAACAGGATACCCTCCCAGCATTTCAAATAGGCTCTGGATACAACGCCACAATAACTGTCGTAAACACATAGGAGTCATCATGTTTAAGAACAAAGGTTTGTATGAGTGGAAGCTGATTGAAGATGACAAAGTTGTGGCAGAAGGTTCCCAATGGAATACTTCTACCGACCAAATGCCTCTGGTGTTGGGTTGCTGGGAAGGTTCTGATCCATTCCTTGGAAATTATAATAAGAGGTCCATCCAGCTTTCCGGGGATTCTGCTCCTGCTGGCGATCTGCGACAACGATATGCACCCTACCAACGTATTAATACCTTAACCAACGGTAGAATGTGGGAATTGGCTCAGACACTAGATCCGGTAGCCAACACTTCCTCTGTTCAGAATTTATTTAGTCCGCCAGTAGCCCCACGCACAATCAAGATTATAGGTTCAAGTTTTAACGTAAGTGAAGCGCATCCGTATGAGTATGCCTCTTTTATTGAGTTGTCCACCCCTATCACACAGCAGACCAACCAGTATCTTTTTGTTAAGTATACGCTATTTTATAGTTTTGTAGCAGGTGGATATAACTCTCCCGATAATCGCTACATTCAACGTAGACTTTCCCAACTCTTAGTTTATCGTGCTTGTGAAACTTTTGGATTTCCTGACGGTTATGGAATTCAGGGGTTATGCGCATTCAATCCCCCGACGGATAAAGACAATGTGATGAGGTATATATGGAGATTGAGCAATAATCTAGCTACCCCCCAGTGGTTCGGTCCCTGTTATGGACAGAAATGGGTACAAAATTATGCTACTACCGAAGTAGCATATCCCCTTGGGGTGTTTGTCTTTGGGTGGCCCACTCAAGGCAGTCCAGTACATGATAAAGCAGCTACTATAGGGTACTCTATCCCATCGGATTTTGGGCCTGCTATATCCCGTGTATTTACCCATCCTGCGAGTCGGATAGATCAAATCTTTAGTGATCCTGCTTATCCTCCAAACTCACAAGGAACAATTGCACTTACGGGTACACCGACTAACAAACATGCTATTGTAGGGCGTGTACGCATTACTAAAACAGGCGACGCCTCTGATATCGTTGACGAAACATTTCTACCGGCCGTAGTGAATACAGGAACAAATGAAATCACTATAGCGCAGTCCTTTGCTATGGACGATATTGTTAGATTTACTAATGCGGGAGGTGCACTGCCTACTGGTATATCTGCCGGGGTGGATTATTATGTGATTCAAGCAGGAACCACCATCCAACTTTCTACTTCTCTGGGTGGATTATCTATTACAATTTCAGCTCAAGGTACAGGCACTCACACAATTGTTCGACAAAATACCGGGCGATTTTCTTTAGAGCTTGCACCTTGGAGATTCTCTTATAAAAGTTCTAATCAGTATCCAATCCCTCAGCTTAGTATGGGCGTTGACATCGACAATAAGATGCAGCCCCATGTTTTAGCGGATAATATTGATTTAGCTGAGGACGAGGTTAGTCCCCGTGGTGATAATATGATAGAGGATCAGATTCAAGTTGGTGACTTTATTTATTCTATTCAAAAGAGTAGATCGACACAATTACAGAACGTATGTCGTTGGCGTTTCTGGACTATTGAGACTTCTGTATCTCTATGTAAGTTCGGAACAACAGGAACAAAAGCACATCGAATGGTCAAAGTAGGCACAGATGTCTATATTGCTACTTCAGACGGAATCTATCTGTATGATACTACTACACCCACTGTAGCCCCGACTCTTTTGACAATTTCTGGTATTTTATCTAATCCGGTTCTTGATTTGGCGTATGACCCAATTTCCACTTACATGTGGTCAGGTCATATTACAGGTTTGAGTAAGATTGATCTTGGGGCATCTACAGCCACTCAATATATCACAGGTGGTGGAGAGAAATTGGAAGGCATGACTGCTGGCATGGTACATATTGTTACTGGGTCTCTGGAAGCATATAATGGTAGGGTGTTAAAAGACGGTGCATACTATACAGGCGCTACGCACGATCAATGGTTTACAGATGCTGATAAGGCATGGGTGCTTCAGGATGAAGCTAATGACGGGAATAGCATTGGCTGGTGTTCTTTACCTACCAAGTATGTTAGTCGAGGGGGATGCATAAGGAAAGGTACTAACCAAATTGTAGACCTACAAAGGTCTACACTGATTGTACGCACTGTTATAGTAACTGGACTTAATTCAGGTACTACTGTCGAGGTTGAGTCTTTGTCTCTTAGTATGCTAATATTTTACATGGCTGGTATATCACAGGTCTCGGATTCAATCTTTCTATATGTTCTTAAAAATGATAGTGGTAACTATTATACTGGTACTTACGTGTTAGGAGCAACAAATGCCCAACCTGTTGCAGGGTCTCCTAATAATTGGAGTCCAGAGATTTACTATCTAGGCGGTCCTTACCAATCAACAACAAACTCTTTAGCACACATGTTCCGTAACTTAGTTGATTTAGACAACGGGATCTTAATTCCAATTTTATTCTGTAATGCAACGGTATATCCTGTTGCTAGTATAGTAACCACATTTGGTTGGAATGGTGCAAATTGGATCAAAGATAACGCAACAGATCGGCCAATTCCCAAGACCGGTACAACCGCGTTGCTCCAAGGTGTTAGTGTTGCATTCAACAACGCCACAGGAAAACCGTGGGATCAACAGTTTGTTGTAGGAGATCGTTTCACTTGGGTTCATGGCCCCAACAAAATCAAGGACAATCTGCAAACAATGCGTGTTGCAGCAAAGAATTATCATGTTCCTGTAGATGTGGCCGACGCCATAGCATTTACTGTTCCTGCATCAGTCCCCTATGTGTGTCATGTGACGGAAACAACAGATCCAGATTTCCGGGCTACTGATCCTGATGCAATGGTAGTCAAAGTAATGGAAGGTGCAACAGCATATACTGAGTATGCACCCACAATTACATCAACATGGTCTGTGTCAGATAGACCGAATGATACTATTTCATGTGGCTTGAATATTGCTACAGGAACACCTGTGAAGCTCTACCGTAATTCCACTATATATTCTCAGTTTATGTTTCCAACCCCTCTGGTGGACGGTGGTATCTATTATGCAATTAATGTAGATACTACGCATATCAAACTGGCAGCGACCTATGCAGACGCTATGGCGGGAACACCAGTAATCGACCTTTTGAATGCCGGGTATCCTGCTTTTAGTGATGCGTGGCGCATCGGTGTACTTACACCGGGTACAGGAAAATACTCTTTTGGATCAAACGGTGTGTTTATCTTTGCTGCTGCGGATGCAACTAAGAATTTGACCTTGACTTACACATATTCACTATTTGCTTAAGGAGAATAGAATGACTACCAAAGAAGACATCGTTGCTCTGATTGCTCGTCAGGAGTATCTGAATGCACAATTTAAGGCTCAAGTAATGAAAGATCCTATGGTAAACGAGGATACTTTCACAGTACTCACAAATCTTATTAGGGTTTCTGGACAATTGAGCTTTAACACAGGTGAGCTGTTAGGACCAGAGTATTCGCGTAGACTTCAAATGCATCAATTCTAATTATGTCATTACCAGTTACTGATAATCAGGAACTTTTTGTTACAGGGTACGGCTCTGAGTCAATCCCTATAGGCATTTCAGCCAAAGGATACCTATGGTCAGTTTCCCAATCTTTTGGCAAGCTGTTGATCAAAGAGTTCTATAGTTCATTTGTAGCATCAATCCCGCTTTCACTATATAGTTTCTCGGTATCCCCTGCACTACAGAACGATGGGTCTTTCTTCACCGATCGTTTCTGGGTCTGGTGTATTGGTACCAACCGAGTTCTTCGGATTCTTGAGATTGAACCCAATCTAACTACTGATCCTACTACCTACTTCTCACGCACGCTTTCATCTGATGTTTCTAGTGTTGGTGTTTATATTCGAGAGCACGATGATGTTAGACTTTTAGTGCTATCTGATAGTCTTCCCAAGTCACTTTCTATCAAGATGTATCATGATGTTAAAGTATCTTCTCCCATTAGCACATCTGTTAATTGGAATTCGTCTAGACTTGATAATTTCTCAAACTTTGTAAGTTCTGATTCCACTCAGTTTTCTATCTCCTACTCTTATGCTGCATCGCCGTACTCTGCGTATACTGAAGACTATTCCATTCCTATACCTTCTATTATATCATTAACGCAGATTCTATCTAGCGCTGACATACAGGCCGTGTGGTCAGTTTCAGTAGGATCTGATGGGTATGTTTTAGAGCGATCATCAGAGCCATTGTTTTTATCCCCAATTGAGATATACTCCGGTCCATTAACAACATTCACTGAGTCTTCAGTCCCCGTCGGCACATTCTATTATAGAGTCAGAGCAGCCAATACATTAGTTTCCCTTATATCTCTATGGTCTGTTGTTGAGTCTATTGTAGTTATTAGTCCCATCGTTGCTGATTTTATATCAAACCCTCTTGCTGGGTATGCGCCACTAACCGTAAATTTTACAGACACCTCTACGGGTACTCCTACATCATGGAACTGGGATTTCGGTGATGGATCTACTCATGCTATCACTCAAAATCCCACCCATATCTATACAGTGGCGGGTACGTATACAGTTACCCTAATCTCTTCTAATATTGGAGGGTCTGATACAGAGATAAAAACGAACTATATCACTGTGAGTATGGTAGCGAATTTCACGGGTACTCCTACGTTAGGTCCCGCAAATCTCTCAGTAGCATTCATAGACACCTCTGCGGGTACTCCTACGGCATGGGATTGGGATTTCGGTGACGGATCTACTCATGATTACACGCAAAATCCCACTCACATTTATACTGTAACAGGAGCGTATACAGTCACGCTGACTGCTACTAATGCTGGAGGGTCTGATACAGAAATAAAAACTGACTACATCACTGTAATTATGACAGCGGATTTCACAGGGACTCCTACGTCAGGTCCCGCAAACCTCTCAGTAGCATTCACAGATACCTCTACAGGAACTCCTACGTCATGGGATTGGGATTTTGGTGACGGATCTACTCACGCTACTACTCAGAATCCTACTCATATTTATACTGTAGCTGGTACGTACACAGTCACTTTGATAGCTACTAATGGAGCTGGATCTGATACTGAGACAAAAACGAGCTACATCTCTGTGAGTATGGTAGCGAATTTCACGGGTACTCCTACTTCAGGTCCTGCAAATCTCTCAGTAGCATTTACGGATACATCTACAGGAACTCCTACGTCATGGGATTGGGATTTTGGTGACGGATCTACTCACGCTACTACTCAGAATCCTACTCATATTTATACTG